TCCGTAGGACTGATGTTGTATATAATATTTGATAGGTCTTCCCTGATGCCTATAGCACCATAGGTTTCCCTAGTATTTGACGGAACTGCCATAGCATTCCCCTCCTTAGTTAAATGTCTATAAAATCCTCTAGGAGTGCAGACGCATCATCAATATGCCCTGTACCCTTGAGACGCTTCATTTGGGCGGTACGTTTAGATTTATTTTTGGCAGACTTTGACTGAGGGCTTCCAGGTCGAACAACCTTTGGCTTATTCTTTAGCTTTTTAGACTTGACATCAGAGTTTTGAAGTTTGTCGTACATACTAGCTTTACGCAAAATCAAAAGATGCCTGTGGTCTATTAAACCGTCAAACTCATTTTCAGAATATCCTTGTCCAAGAGCGTACTCCCTAGCTTCATTCCAAATCTCGGTTTTTTTATCTTGGTCTTTCCACTCTGGAAGCTTCTCTTCTAACTGAGTGAGGTGATATTCAGCCGCTTGTTGCTGTCTCTGTTGCCTCTGTTGTGCCACTGCTTGAGATTGTTGAGCTTGGGCCTGTTGCATATTAGCTTGATTGGCCTGGAGTTGAGCTTGCATTTGAGTAAGCTCATCCCTCTTCGATAAATATTCAATGGGATCATCCTGACGGAGGGTTTCCCAGTCAATGTTATTGAATTGCTCTAAACCCGCAAGCGAGTTTTGTACTACCTGCGATAATGCTCCAACGTACTGCTGACGCTCATGTTGTAGTGCGTTGATCTCAGAGTTATATTGATGATACATATCTTCAATAGCTTTTCGACCTTCCGCTAACTCTTGCGTCTTTTTGGTGTAATCCGATTGGCGACTGTAGCCTTTCATAAGCTCGTCAAGGGTTACTTCCTGTTCCGCTCCGTCAACTTTGACAGCGTACAGAAGTTCCTCTTCGGCTTCTTCATCGGGTTCCTCAGATTCTTCTTCAGCTTCCTCAGCCTCTTCTTCCTCTTCGGGTTCCTCTTCCAATGATTCGTCTTGAGTTTCTTCCTCAGTAGACTCTACATCTTCGGTAGGTTGAGCCTCCTCAGCTTCTGGAGTTTCCTCTTCAGGTTCCAATATGCTGAGTAATGCTTCTTGCGCTTCGTCTATACTTCCGCCGAGCGCGGGGATTGGCTGTAATCCAGCCGGTGCTTGCGGGGCAGTTTGCGTATCCGCCATAATTAAATTCCTCTATCAGATATATGGGTGTTGCTTTTCCATCATCTTAGCCATGTGTCCAGTTTCAATTATGGACTTTATATGGCCTTCAATTCTTTCAAGCAGTCTTATTGCAAGCCAGATAGATTCCCTAGCTTCCAAATCTGTCGAACCACTGTGTGACCAACGGTTCATTAAATCTTCTTTCAGTACATCAAATGCTTCGGTCAACAACGGGTCATTTATAAGCGATTGCGCTTTTCGTTCTCTTTCTTCTGGGGTCATGTGCTACCTATAGCTACGGCGCGATTCTGTTCGCGCTCAAGTTGAAGTTCTGCAACCTTTAATTGCGTATCTACGGCATCTTTCTGATACTCTTGTTGTATTTTTTGCTGTTTAACCTGTACCTCAGCAGCCTTGATTTCTAGCTCTTTTTGCTTTACCTGCATTTCCATTTGAGCCATCTGCTGTTCGGGGGATGGTTGTGGGGGTTGGGGAGGTATAGTGGCGGGATTAGTTAGGTAATCATCTACATTCTGGAAGCCCATAGCCTTCACAAGCGCAGCCCCTAGGTTGTACATATTCTGTACATTTACTATAGGTAGGCCACCTTTCATCGCTTCCCCAGCAAATGAAAGCATCTGGGATAGATGTGCCATCTGTTGGTCTTTATTGCCACCTCCAAGCGCAACGCTGACCGTGCAGTCGTACTTATCCTTCCAAGAGTTTGGCCTAACGGGAACCCAGTTGTTGCTCAACATAACAACACGCTCTCGATCTTGGTTTTTCAGCAGAAGCTCATAAATTGTCTGCATGAGATCTTTTACGCCTGTCTCTGCAAAATTCCTGGCTATAAGCTCAACCCTGCTCTGGGCTGCCGTCATTACGGCGTTTACAGCGGTAGCCGTGGTATGCGAGGTTAGGGCGTTTTCATTCATCCCTTGAGACATCCTCGATACACCAGCCCTAGATTCCCTCACCCCGTCAAGATACTCAAGCATCTGGAATGAGTAGGGTTCAAGGGCGGGAGTAGCCAGGGGTGTGACGGCGTTGGGGGATTTAACCCTAACCACCCCGCCTGGGCGTTGTGTCAATAAATCATCGAGATTCGCCTGACCTTCAAGAACGGCATACCGACCATAGTTCTGGTTGTACATATTGTCCATGAGGTTTCGCATTAACGTGCTTTTCATCAACTGCAAATCCATAATTAGGTCTGCAATCGACAAGCCAAAGAACTTATGTGGAATCTTTACGGGAGTAATGGAAACAAAAGGTATTGAATCAATCTCATCATTAGCAAGAATAGTAGACCCTACAGAGCATACTTTTCTCAGCTCTGTGATCCCATCACCGTTAAAATCTGTTTTAAGATAAGACTCATGTAGCCAGAAGGTGCGAAGCCCCTCCTCTCCATAGGTGGAGTCACCCCAGCCTTCCCAGTAACTGGCTGATTTATCAAAGGCATAGCGTTCCAGGCGTTCTCCACTGAAGTCCATCATGTCCTCAGATGCACCCCGAAGGTCTTCCAGATCTATATCTTTATCAGGCCACATCTCCCTTAACTCGGAAAGGGTTTTCAAAACACGATGACAAACAAACCTCGCGTCCTTTATTGACTTTGCTTCCCTTGAGATAAGGAACTCAGAAGGCGGTACATTCTCTACCCTTACTCTTCCATCGTAGTTCTTACGTTTTATAACAACGTCATGGTAAGGAGGTTGCCCCTCTTCCTGTACCTGAGTGTGTTCGATAACCTCTACACCTTCATCAGACAGGAGAACCGTAAGAGACATCTCGTCTAGGTTCCTGTACTCTTCCCTCTCTTCCTCCTCGTATTCCTCCCACCAGACCTTTACAATCCCGTTTTTAGATAAAAGGGCATCCGTGAACCAGGAGTAAAGTATCTCCCAACCCGGATTGTCTTTTGTAAAAACGTAATTAACGTAATCTGTAGCCTGTTTAGCCATCTGTACGTCTTCCGGGCCGTGGGGAGTAAATTTCACCATCTCATCCCCGGATGCAAATACACGCATGAGGGATGGTTTTATCCACTCAATCGTATCCTGTACTGTAGAATCTACATATTGGCTACGACCCTCTATCTCGTTGCCAAAGGGAAGGCCGTAGTAATACGACATAGCCTGCTCCCTTTGCTGAGATATGGTGTCACCCATATAACCAAGAGATTCGGTTATTTCACCCCGAATTCTTGTCATTAGTTCTTCTTCAGTGATTTTTTCTTTAGCCATTAAACGATTCCATAGTTACCATAAACAACGTCCTTTGTCCATGCGGGGTCTTCACCTGCTACGGCAAAGCGTTGTGATTGGAAGGCATAACGAGTTGCACTCATAAGATCATCTCTTATAGGAACTACCTTTCCATCTTTCCTGTGATACATCCTGAACTCTTCAAACCAAGTAGAGAGGGGCGAGAAAACCTTAAATTTTCCAGACTCCACCGACTGTAGCATTGCCATAAGCCCTTCCTCTACAGAGTTAGAGCCTTTGTTAGACCCCAAAGCGGGGGGATTGGTAAAGTGTTCCAGTAAAAAGTTACAGCCTAAATTCCTGTATTGGTCGGCAAGACCCGGATTCCCCATGCTATCCCGGCGATTTCCGTCATGCGGGTAGGCTATAGGAATAAAATGCGGCCTAGTTTTTATAGTCTGGGCGTGAATAGCCGGGCTGGCCTTTGATTCTCTGTAACAGTCGTATATGTAAAATGTGTCTGTGTCTCGGTCCACCGCGCACCAGACTACAGCGGTTGGATGATCCCACCCAAAATCTATAGCGGCTATACGGGGCCAGTGATCTTCAATCTTTATTGGTTCGGTGATAACCTCGTCTTCACTTATGGGGAACACAAGGCCAGAGCCAATAGAGGGCCTGCCATAACGCCTCATTTCCCTCTCATGTGGCGAGTAGGCCGAGAGTATCTGGGTCATCACGGACTCTGAGAGGTGGCCTCTTTCCCCCTGCATAGAGAGAATTCTCTCCGAGGCATCGTCCCAAGTCGCGTTAGTCAGGGACTGACCGCTCTGCAAACGGTTCATAAAGGACGCAACAGTTTCCGTCATGCCCTGTTCTGGGGTAAAAGTCATGTAAACCATGCCTTTCCTGTCCAGTGTCCTCGTCACCGCTTGGCTGTACAGCTCTCTTGACGGTTCTTCATCGAGCCAAATACAGTCCACAGAGCGACCTTGCCACTTCTCCTGGCCCATTTCATAGGCTTTAAAGAATAAAGAAGAGTTCCCACCGCTAACGTGCTTGATTAGAGCGACCGATTTGGCGTTAGGTACTCCAGGCTTCCTCTCGGTCTTTATTATTAGTTTTTTCGGTATTGCACCGGAACCGAAAGACTCTGGATCATCGGGGGAACCCAATAACTCATGTTGGACGATATCTCGCGTAGTCTCATTAGAGATGCCACCTGCCCAAGCAGTAATAGGCTGAGGGTACCTACGTCCATTCCACCACTTGGGATATAGCCCAGTAACGTGGTAAGCAAGCTCGGCAGCACCGCAATAGGACTTCCCTATACGGTTAGCAGCCATCAGAAGCCTCTGGTTTGCCTCTGAGCCTGTCTTATGGAAGTTTAGCTGGTAGGGGTAGGGGTCGTAGAAGTCGAGCTTGTTAAAGCGCTCTCGCTGTCTTAGCTCCCTGGCAATCTCTACCGCTTTCTCTAGCTCTATCCTTGAATGGCCCATCTGTATATCTTTGGTCAGATACCTCAACCCCGCTTGCTGTTCTTTTTAGCCAGATAAGCCTTATAGGCCCTTTTGCAGGAGGCTAACGTCTTATGGACTCCACCCCCAAAACTCCAGCCACCCTTTACCTTCCTAATAGGCATCAGTTGACCAGTTTGGGAATCTCTTCAGGCTCAGAAGAGCCTGTCAAAGCCTCCAGTTCCCTTCTCAGCTCATCCGTAGAGGCAGCCTCAACATGGGATACCAGTTGCTCTACCTTATCCACAGGCTTCAACCCAGCCCTGTCCAGGAAGTCTTTAATTGCCCCCAGCTTTACCGCATCAGAACTGGACTCTTCCATCAGGGTATGTAACCTAGCCAACACACCGGGAACAGCATCTGCCATCATTTCCCTAGTCTTCTCAGCTATTTCATGGGTGAATTGCTTCTTGAGGGAATATCCTTTCTGCTTGGAGGCTTTCTCAGAGTATCCTGCCATTTCTGCTGACTTAGAGGCGTTTCCTGTCAGGCAATAGGCTTCTATGAAGGCTTCCTGTTTGTCTGTTCTCATAATATACCTGTATAAGAGTTTGATTATTTTATTAGGTTTCTTCCTCCGCTGTATGCAGAGAACATAATAATAATTAAAAAAATAAAAGGGGGTCGGGTGGGGTCTTCTGAGGCAACCTCTTTGTCCTGTCGGCCCTCTGGAGGCATCCTCTTTGGGGCAACCTCTGAGGCCTCCCCTTGGTGACGCTGTGAGGCTTCCTCTAGAGCGCGGGAGGCTTCCTCTAGGCTTCCTCCCTGAACCTAAACTGGTTCTAGTTTGAACTGGTTTGGTTTGGTTGCTGTGTGTGTGCGCGGAGCAAACATCACTGAGGCAACCTAAAGATATCGAGGCAACCTTGAGACACCGAGGCTACCTCTCTATACCCGTCTACTACTCCCTAGGGTGAACAGTAAGGGTCGAGCTAACCTTGCTGTTTTTAGGGCGCGATTCGATA